GCTACGGCTGTACCAACTGCTGTACTGCCTATGTCTAGGGCATTAAGCTCACCTACAACCGCAGTTATGCCATCTAATACATTAAGTTCTGCTGCAGTGCTTGTAATAGTAGTACCATTAATAGATAGAGCATCTGTTTCTAAAGTACCATCAATATCTGCATTTCCACTTATGTCTAGGGTAGCTGCATCTAACTCACCTGTAAGTGTTATATTTCTAAATCCAGTAATATCCTTATTGCTATCTACTATTGCTGCTTTAGACGCTGCTATAGTACCTGCTGTAATACCATCAATACTTTCTAAATCATTCTCATTTATATCAGCATCACCAATTACAAATGAACCTGCTGTAATTGCACCTGTAGCTGTTACATTACGTAGTCCAGTGTAGTCTTTATTTGAATCTAAAATAACTGCTTTACTAGCTATAGCATTACCTACAGCCGTAGAACCTAAGTCTAATGCATTAAGTTCTCCTACTACTGCTGTAATACCGTCTAAAGCATTAATCTCTGCTGCTGTACTTGTAACACCATCAAGTATATTTAATTCTGCAGCAGTAGAAGTTACACCATCAAGTATATTTAGCTCTGCTGCTGTTGAAGTTATAGCTGTACCATTTAAATCAATAGCATCTAAATATGCAGTACCATCAATATATAAATCTTTAAATTCTTTATCATTAGAACCTAAATCTATTTCATTATTATTTGTAGGTGCAATAATTCCATCTGCCATAGTAAATTGAGATGCACCACCTGCAGTAAATGCTAATGTATCTGCTGCACTAAAAAATAATCCACAGTTTGTATCGCCTGTATTTGTAATAGAGGGTGCAGAAGCTGAACCATCAGCAAAAGATATTGCACCACTTAATGCCATTGCACCTGTTACATTTAACGTACCTGCTATAGTAGCATTTTCATCTATATCTAGTGTATCAATATGTGCTGTACCGTCAATGTACAAGTCTTTAAACTCAGCAGAGGAACTACCTAAATCTACAGTGCCACTACCTGTAGATACAGGAATAATTGCATTAGTTTGTATACGTAGTTGTTCTGCTGCTGCACTACTTACTTCACTAAAAAAACCTACCCTATTATTTGTTGTGTCTACTACGACTTTATTAAGTGCATCTACATCAGCTATAAGACCTACATATGCACCCTCAGTAGATGTACCATCGTGATTATGTCCACCACTAAATGCAAAGGCTGTAACAACTGCATTAAGTTCAGCATTTATAGGAGCAGACTTAACAACCTCTCCACTTTGTATATCTGCTAAATTTGTTCTTGCGTAACCTGCCATTACCTTACATCTCCTAATCCATATGTTATTGTGTAGCCTTGAATACTGTGACTTGGGTTTGTATCATCTGTAACATAAACAAAAGATATTGATTTACCTGAACCTGAGAATGTTACTGATTCAACTGGTGATGGATTACCATCATATATATCTGTTGTATCATATACTGCTATATTAGACCCACTATCAAAAAATGCTCCAGGGCTAGTATTAGCCATATTTAAGTTATCAGGAGTACTTATATCTGTATTTTCATAATCATAAGATACACCTAAAGCTATTGAAAAGTTTCCCTCTGCACTCATATAAGTAGCTGTACTGTAGTAGTTTTTTCTTTGTTCTGGATTATCCATATATACGAAGGGTGTTTTATAAATACTTAATATGTTACTTGTATCAAAAGCGTCACCTGATTCTTGTTGAAATACTTTACCTGTACTTGCTCCATGTATTACAAATTCTGTTTGACCTATGTAACCACTGTCTGCACATGTACACTCTATCCCTGACAGTTGACCAAACTCAAATGAGTAGTTACCCTGATATTCTCTTAGTGCTCCTATAATTCCTGCAGAACCTGATGTAGAAAACATATATCTAAACTGAGACTTTGACCTAATAATAACAGAAGATAAATTAGTTAGTGTTTCTCCTACAATCATATTTTTAACAGTAGACTGTATGTTTTTAGATATAGTTTCTAAGTTAACATCACCAATTTTGTTTGTACCTCCGATTGGTCTAATTCCATCAGGAGATAGAAATAATAAATCACCACCTAATTCTACCACACTATCAGTTGCAAGGCAACCTAAATTTGATGTAACTGTTTCTAATCTAAAGTTAGCTGAGTTTTCACCTACTAAGCGTTTTATATTATTAGTGCCAAATATATACAGTACGTTACGAAACTTTTTAATTGCCACTATTTCAAAACCTACATTTATAACTCCACCACCATTAGCAGGATTAAAATCTGTTTCTGCTGTAGGAGCACTAAAATATAAATTACTTACCTCTGTAAGGTCTCCTGCTAAAAACAAATGATTTTGAAACTCTGCTGACATAGTAGGGTCTGTTGGTGCAAAACTACTTGTTATCTGTATATAGTTTGTTCCATCATATGTAGCTGCAGGGTTAATGCCATCTGTTAAAACTATTTTAGGTGTACCAAAATTAATCTTCTCAAAGCGTACTTTAGTTACCCCTGTCATTGTAGGATTAGAAGGTCTATACTGTCCTGCACCTGAACCTATTGTTACTGCACCTGCTGTAGCTATTCCAAAACTAACTGCACCACCAGAAGCTAATGCCCCACCTAAAGTTAAATCTTCTGCTTCAGAAGAAGTAGCAGCTACACTTATTCCGTTGTCATCTCCTGATGTTCCTACCAAAACATCTCCTGCTGTAGCAGCGTCAACAGATATTTTAGTTACTGTCTTAAAAAATTGAGTACTCGTAGTTGTACTATTATTTGGACCAGTAAGTTCTTCTACAAGGATTCTATCAGTAGAATCTGTACCTGTAACAGTGTAAGTTCTACCTGATTCGTCACCCCCTGCTTTTACTATAACTTGTGTAGGGGTACTAACAGTTACGCTTGTTACTGTATTAAAGTATTTAGTAGTAGAAACAGTAGCATTATTAGGTCCAGTTATTGCTTCTACTTGAGCACTTCCTAAATAATCAGTCCCTGTTACTGTAAATGTTCTACCTGATTCGTTGCCACCTGCTGTTATTGTAACTTGTCTAGGCTGCTCTGAACCTGCTTGTGTGGTAAAATTAACTGCTCCACCTGCAGCTAATGCACCACCTATTGTAGCTGAAGCTACACCTGAAGATAATGATATAGAAGCAGAAGCAGATACACCATCAGGGTCATTAGCTATAAGGTCAGATGTTATTTCTGTCCAACCTATTCTAGCAGCATCACCTGTGGCTGTAGCAGCTCCTCCTGAAGTAGCACCTGTAATAACATTGCCACTAGAAAAAACTATAGGAGGATTAAAACCAAAGTCTATTGTTACTAATGCTGATGCAGCAATTTTAACAGTACCTGTAGCACTTACAACAGTGTTATCACTAGAACTTACTACGGCTGTTACTGTTTCACCTACTGAAAGATTTGTACCCTGACCAGATGTTACAGCTATTGTAAAATAAAAATTCCAATGGTGGAGATAGTTAGCACCTGATGATGGTGTTCTAGCTCCAAATATACCCTGTTGTATTCCGTTAGCTACACACACCCCTAATACAGAACCTGTGCCTGTAACAGAACCCATATTATTTGCAAAACCAGATAGTCTTCTGTAACCACCTTCAAGGTTTGGTTCATAGTTTACTAGTTGTATTGCTGCCCCTGAAGATTGTTCTCCAAGAGATAATACATCACTGCCTGTATTTAATCCACCCCTGCAGACAGCCTTAAAGGTAGATACTGCATCTGCCATACTAAGAACTTAAACTTAACATATGTGATGAATATCTAGGTCTATTAACAACTGTAGACCTTACAGATAGTGGGTCATCAAGTAGTAGTCTACGCATAGACTTAACACCTTCTTTAAATTTTTGTTGGTGTATTTGAGCACTCTGTTCATTAGACCTAAATCTCATCATATAAGTCATTGCACCATCTATTATAATATACTTAAATCTATCAGGTATAATCATAGTATCACTAAATAAAATTAAATCAGAAGGAAACTTATAGTAAACATACTCTACTATGTATGCTGCATCTGGAATAGGAGTAATACCAAATTTTTCTTCTGCTGTTTGATATATTATATTTGGTGCTGTACGTGCTGATGTACCTGAATTTTCTTCTATTGATTTATAAAGTCTTACGTATTGTTCAAAAGGAACTACTGATAATGCTCTAGCAGAATTATTTGCAGAAGATAAAGCTTGTAAGTAAAATGTATCCCAATCTACACTAGCGGTGTCTGCAGGAAAATCATATGTTCCTGTACCTGCTGTTAGTGTTTGAGTCGCTGTAGTTTTAAGAAATGGAAACTGATGTCCATCTTGCAATATTTCTCTTATAGCATTATTAATAGCATCTTTAGCTATTGCCTGTACATTTTTAGCTGTATCAAAACCATCTCCTGAAGTAACAAATGCAACTTCATTTAATCTTCTTAGTAAATCATTACATAAAGTTATATACGTAGTTGACATTCGCTATCCTTATGTTAAGCTAAAGAGGGCAAGTTTCCCTGCCCCCTTATTTAATTTAAGCTAGTAAGTCTCTGTCAACTTCATTAGCAGTCCGTGGACTGAGTTCTGAAACATCCATCAACAAGCAGAAAACACGTATTTTTCCTGCACTAAAAGTTGCACCGTCACCTGCAAAGGTTAAGTCCATTGTGTCTGCAGCAGCAGTAACAAGAACACCTGCTTGAGCTACTGTTGGTGCATAAGCTGCATCAGCAGCACCATCAATATCAAATGCAGTAACGTACTCATTAGGGTCAACCGCTGTACCTAGAGTGGCAGTAGCGTTAGTCCCTGTGTTCATGGTTGCACTTTCTGTAACCTGAAAACCTGCCCACAAAATAACGTGAGAAGCAGGAATAGTAAGTGCTTGCACAATATCACCAGAGGAACAGTCAATCGCACTTGCAGTGAGGTCAACAGTGTTTTCAATCATGTAAGGTTTACGTGAAGGATTACCAGTTCCAGTAGTGGGTGCTAAGAATGTAGTTAAAGTAGCCATTTTTTAATCCCCCTTACCCTGCGTTGTATTTGGCAGTAACAATAGCTTCAGGACGAAGTATCTTTCTACCATATAAATGCATACCACGGACAATGTCTGCAAATGAGTCAGGGTCACGGTATGTTTCGGTTTTGCTGAGTTGTTCAGCCGTTGCAGCAGCAGAGCCATGTCCTGCAACAATAACACCAAAGTTAGTGTTCTGGTTAGCAGTACCTGAAGTACCTGGACCAGTTCCTAGAGCAGGTAGATTGCTTGATACATAAACTCTAAATCCTGCTAGGTTGTTAAGAACAAGACCGTTTTGCAACTTTCCTGCTCCACCGTAATCAGCATTCATTAGTTTAGAGTTTTCATCACCAAGTAGCTCTAAAAATACAGGGTCAATAACTAACCATCTGTCACCAGTATCTACTTGCTGTTGATTCAATAGTCGTGCCATACGATTGACAACTACCATTGGTGTAGCAGCAGCAGTACCTACAGAAGTAGCACCACCTGTTAGATTTACTACAGGAATAGAGTGGTCTCCTGCAGATGAAGTTGTAATGCTTCCAAAGGAATCTTTACGTAACTTCATTGAAGTTAGAAGTTCATCAGTACCTGCAGTAGCTACAGCAACTGAACCGTTAACAGTAGTATTTACTTCACTACCTACGGCATGTTTAGTAGTCTGCTTGTAGCCTGACATATAGGCTAGAACTTCTTGGTCATAGTTGTCAGCCAAACGATATGCTGCTCTGTCAGTAGCAAGCTGCATGAAGTTTACGTGACTGTGAGCTTCTTCTATGTCGTCCATTTTGAACGCATAGTAGTTAGCTTTGTCAACAACAAGGTTAAAGTCCTCGTCATCTAAGTCTTGGGCAGTAATCTGAGTTCCTCTAGCGTAAGTACTCACTGAAACTTCTGGTTCTTTGATGATCTTAACTGTATCACCCTGTCCTGAAATTTCACCCATGTAGTCTGAGTTAGTAATATCTCCAACAACAGTAGACTTACGAAATGCAAGTTGTACCTGTTTGGAGTAAATGATAGGTGAAAAATTACCGTTTGGTAAATTTCCATACCCTGTTGCGGTTGCAAAAGCCATTTTATTTCTCCTTTAGCTTTGAACAGATGCAAAGTACAATGTATAGTAGGGGCTAATTCAAACAAGGTGCAGTTAAATATGTATGCCTACATTAGTTAATTGGGCTTATTGATATTAGGTTAGTCTAAAATTTATTGATTTTGCGTATTTGTAGTGTACAAGTTGTCCATAGTGGGGTTGTACACTACCACGGATATATATAGTTATATCCATATTTTTTTATTTGTCAACACTTTTATCTAGCGTTTCCAGATATATCGTAA